CTCTTGTAAATAATTGGAATGTGCTTATTCTGCAGTAGTCCATTTTCACGAATTTTTGTTCGAAGACCTGATACGGTAGATATCCTAATATGCTGTCGATTTTTATCTACTGGGCGGTTATTTGATTCATATATATCATTTACGTTGTGGTATATTTCTGAATCATCTTCGTGAAATACAATTTCGCCAGTTCGGGAATTTCCATCCCCCAACCACACACCCAACACATATGGATCAATCGGTAGGGTTGATGTTGGTAAGTTAATGGGTGCTGCTGTACGAACAGTATACCGTGCCTGATTTTTGTCGTTGACTATCTTAGTATCAACCATTTGTTGTGTAGTTAAAATTTTTACAGTATGGGTATATTCGTCCACAACCTCCCACAAATGATCCGCATCTGCTGTGACTGTATCGCCAGTATCAAACACCAATTTATAACATTTGCGGCCTCGTTGAATAGGGGATACTGCTTCAACAGTAGTGGGATTTCCGTCAGCACCAATAACAGTATCTCCTACCTCAATGTCCCCCATAGTCGTCCACCCAGATGGAGTGGGAATTGGGGTATCTAATGCTAACGCTTTGCCGGTTTGTCGAGCGGACAAAACTACAACATATCTATTTTCTTGATACCCCCGAATCATTTTTTCTTGGTAAGGATATAACTCGAAAGGTACAGCACCTCGTGTGGGATGCTGGATCATTACATATTTTTTAATGAAGTATATTGGATCGCGCGCACAACGCTTGAGTTCCTTTACTTGTTCAGCAGTAAAGGGAGTCTCTTCGCCCGCAGCTTTTATTTGAGGATTCTTCTTTCTACCCATAAAGAGTATGTAGTAACGAGATTTAGAGGGTTACCTAGCTAATTTAACTTTGATACCAACTCTCATCTTGTTTTTATAAGCACCACCATATGTGTCGACTACCATCTGCTTGAAATTGGGGATGCGCTTAGCTTTTAGTGGATTTGGTCCTAATCCAGTGTAAAAATAATCAACTGTGTGTGTTCCACGATTATAAACAGCGAAATATTCATCGCCGTTATCACGAAGAGATTGGAGAATATATTTCCGCATTTTTGAGAGATGCGCGGGTTCATCTGTGGAAAAATAGACACTACCAGATTTTGCAACACCCTTGTCGCCTGGGAAACCAAATTTGCTACTCTTACCGTTTGTGGCATCTACCAATTCAGTAAACGATGTTATTTTCCCATCGGTGTAGTTTCGAGCAAACGCATTGAGTGTTTTGTCGTTATCATCACGTCCAACAGACCGCTCGTATAATTTAATAAACGCGTTTGGGTTAGCGCGGCCTTTAATTTCAAATTGAACGAGTTTTCCGTTGATGTTGGCAACCAAGTCTGGTTTTTTGCTTGAAGGGGGAGCAGTGGAAACAAGTTTGTACTGTTTACCAAACTTGTTTGTTAGGTATTCTTCGATGTGTTGTTGCGCCTCGGATCCTCGGGAAACGCGTTGTTGGAGTTCCTCAAGTAGCATTTTCCGTTTCACCCTCTATCACATCTTGTTTGTCGGCGTTGATTGTCTTCTCTTCTTGTCCTTGCAGCATTTTTAGCAACTCGTTTCGGTCAACAATTAAATTATTATTTGTAACTGGACCTGCTTCTTTAGCCACACCAATCTTGTCTTTGTGCTGCTTCATATTTGCTTTTTCTCTTGCAGCCGCCAATGCAGTATTTAAGTATTGTACAGCAACCTCGCTGTTTCTTGCTTGATACTTCGGATCGATGATTTCAGCAACACCTTCTTGGTTCTCAAACGCTTGCATCGCAGCATCGTAGACTTCTTGAAGCTGACCCTCAATTTCCTCGTCCTTTTCGTCGTAATCAGGGGCAGTGACCATTTCATTTGGAACGATTTCTGTACGTGGGACGAGCGTAGTGCCAGCCTCTATATCAAAGACTTCTTCCATAGGGTGTTCTATTGGTCTCTCGACAATGATTTTCTCGGACATTTTGTACCTCTTTTCCGCTATTTATTCTACTTAAACAGCTGGTTCTCAGTAACAATGCGAAATCTTATGCCCTGACTGTCACAGAACGCTTTTGCAGCCGTCCACTTGGCTATGTTAATGGCGTATGTAAGGTCCTCGTACACCTGTGTCTTGCGTCTCTTCCCACGTCTTTTTGGGGGTTTTACTTGTGAAGAAGGTTTGACCTCAATCACTTCTTGTATTATCGTTCCGTCTTTGGTCTGATATTCAACCCAATAATCAGGGTAATATTTGTGAATGCGACCTGTAGTTGGTTTAACATATGGGATAGAAATCTCTTCACTAGACCATCTCAGAATGTTTGGGTTATTGTCGAGGAACTGGTCAAATTTTAACTCCCAAGATGACATAAATCTGATACGATTTACATCACCAACATACTTTTCAGGATGTCGTGGTTTGAAATAACCCTGTCGGAAGTTGCCCATCGCCATTATGAATTGTTCCCAGAGCCCGAGAATACAGAGCCAACAAAATTCGAACCTGCCCTAAATGCATTGCTTGCAAAGCCCTGCAAACCACCAACGATGCCCGACACTGATGATTGAGCACTACTAATGACAGAATCAATAACATTTTGTTGTTGCGCTGCCGATGGAACGTTTTCACCATCACCACCATTGTTTATAACAGCGGCATCGTTGGAAACGAATGGAAGTGGATATAAGGCGCTATTAGTCTTTGATACAAGGTTGTGAGTTTTACTCATCTGGTTGTTCGTTGTTAGAAACATACCATCATATTCAAACTGAAAAGATACTTCATTGCCGTTTCCATTATCCGCCATATCAACATCGTCTAGTTCGAGACGAGTGATTCTTGGGTTATAAAAATCATACTGGTTATACTTGAGTCCATAGTTATATACATGATACAAGGTGATACGTTGTAACACATTCTTGGTGTTATCATTCAGTGCACCAATAGATGCCGATGATTTGTTTGTGGGGATTGGACCAGGAACCGTTGCCCATCGTGCATCAAAGTCCATACCACTTTCATCATATAAGTCTGTGCCCTGTATCTTTGTGCCATCTTTAAAGCCTATGTTAGACATTGGAACCATTGCCTGCAGATACGCATTGTAGAAGTTCATTGCGTTATTTTTATTATCATCGTAAAATCGCATTGTCATGGGTTCATACATAGAACGCTTAATGACTTTGGTTCGAAAGTTATACATATTAACTTCGTCATACTCAAAGCCAATGGATGGCCGCGTACTACTCTTGACAACAAATGCGGGATTCAAGTCACCAAACTTGTTATATGCTGGTGCATATTCGAATTCAACAACAAACAAAAACTTAAATTTGGGAGCAAAGGAAATTAAATCTGTAGCATATGGAGACACACACCGCTTAAACTCTTGGGATGGATTTTTTGGTTCCGTGAATATACTCCGAATCAATTGGTCAGCTTCAGTAAAGTCTTGGATAAATGTTGGAATGTCATTGAAACTAAATTCACCACTGGATACCAAATCCCCAAGAACCTTAGCTTGACCAAGGGCTCTATTTGCAACAGCAGGGCTGAAATTGCCAGCCTTTTGTAGAGCAGAAGGGTTGATATTCATTGATCCCAGCACGGCATTGACCTTATTGTCAACGCTTGAAGCCACATCTCCGAAAACCGATGGGACGACACCTTCACCGGTTCGGACAGAATTGGAGATCTTTGCCATTGTGCGGAGGCCTTCGCCAATACTACCCGCACCAATTTCATTTAGTGCTTCGATTTCACCAATTTTTCCAAGGTTGCGAAAGAAATCTTTGCGGGCGGAGCTAGCGTTAACACCACCTTGCCCAAACTTTTTGCAGTTGGTCTTTGTGTCTTTTATTCCTGGTAAAAATTTGGTTGGGTCGATTGCCATAATATCTCCAATTCTATTGTGTATTTATAAGATAAAACCCACACAAAAAAAGGCCGGATTTCTCCGGCCTTAAAAAGTGCACATCCGTGTGCAATCTACTTCCTTGCAGAAAATTATCCGGTAGTACGACCTGCACCACCAGTTGCCACGCCATTGCCCTGATCATATCCGCCAATTTCCTGGCGAGCGTGGTCATAACGCTGGGTAATTGTGATCTGAACCGCTTCACTCGCTGTATAATCAAGATCAGTGTAATCGATGTTCTGAATGAAGCAACCTTCAATAATCCACTTTTCAATCACCTGGTCATTGCCGTCCAGCAAATCAAGATATGTAACATATTTGTAAAGGGAACCTTCACCGGCCGCTGCTAACCACTGTCCTTCAGCACCAGTCAGCCACTGTTGCTTCTGGATCTGTTCTTGCAGAACTCTGCTTGCAGAACCCGTAACATCATCTTCGACGGTAATCGTCATTGGCTCAAATGTGTGCTTACCAGCAACCCATGCTCGAGAATTATAACGATCCAGTTGGACTTCTTCAAATGTTAGGACTGGGCGAGTAACGTTGATTGCCTGCATTGAAAGTGGCTGTGCGTCTACGCCACCTGCAAGGTTGGCAAACGTAACTCTCCACCTATTCTTCAGCTTAGGCTGGAGAATACCCGTACCAACTCCAGGAATACCGATATCATTAATTGTACTCATGTCTTTTAATCCTTACTTGTGTGAAATAATATTTATGCCTTTAGCTTAAATTTCCGCGCCAGTTGAAACGATTCGGATTGGGATGAAGATGAATTCAGCTGCCTTCACAGGCTTAACTGCCACATCGATGTACATCTCATTTCGATCAATGCGATCTGGAGTGTTGTTGGTCTCATCACATATTGTGGCAAAGTCATACAAGCCACGCTTAACAACAATGTCGCCAAGGAAGCTGTCAACAACAGCCTTCAAGCTGTCACGAGTAAGCTGATCGTTTGGCTCAAACACAAAGCTTAGTGTGTTCTTGCGCAACGATCGTTTGATCAGAGACATCAGGCGATCAACATTAACACGATTGGCTGCACTTGGCTGAGCTGCAGATGATTTCTGACCCCAAACAACAAATCCCTGACCTGGGAAGAATACGATTGGATTGATACGACCAGATGCTGTATCTTGATACAACGCATCACGTTGGCCTTGGTTAAGAGCCACCTCAACAAATGTTGTTGGACCACCAAGGATGCCGTCTGCATAACCAACGTTTGTGATACCAGAGACAACACCACGACGCAAGCCGGCAGGTGCAACCCAAACAAACGTTGAATCGTCACTAACCGCCATTGTGCGCAAAGCTACGCCCGAAGCTGCAACCAAAACATTTGTTCCATCGAGGTTTGAAGCCAACGCTGATGGATAGTAGTAAGCAACGTTAGCAAACGAGCTTGAAATGTTGTTCTGGCGTTGTGTTGTTACTGCCCAACCCGTAGCTGGGTTTGTGATTCCATCAGGATCAAGATCCATTGGTGTATCACCAATAACAAATGCTTCACCACCGATATCGGAAGCAAGAGCAAGCATTTCGTCAACCACCTCATGATAACCTGGGCAAAGAATCAAGTTATACTCGAAGTTTTCAGAACGCAGATCCGTGTTGCTGTTGATTGAGGCTTGCAGTGCTGTAGTAATAGCTACACGGCGGGCTGCATCATTGGCACCGAGACTTGTAAGGTTCCAAAATTCCTGTGTGTATTTGTACTGGTCTGCAGCCGACTGAATTGATTGTCCAGCTTCGGTTGCTGTCCATTCTGTAGGAACAACAGAACCAGGAGCCGAGCCAACCCACAGAAGGGAATCACCTTCAAGACCGAAGAAGTCACCGGTCTGTGGCTGCAAGAATCCATTTGCAAATACTGCAAGTGGAGAACCTGTCCAATCAGCCTTAAACGTAACTTCAGAAGACTGGAAAGAATAGCTATCGAACAAATCAACCATTGCTTCATCAGCAAGAGATAAAAATTCTGTTTGCGTAATTGTTTGTTTGTATGGAGAGGCTGTTCCAGGAACGGCAGCATTGATAGCAACAAAGTTATTCATATCACCAAAGAATGCTGATAGCGGACCACCATCCGTAATTGCAACAGAGGAAGTTACACCAGTTGTTGCACTCGTAACAACAATATTACCACCAACAATACCAATAGAACCAGCTGCACCAATAGCACTCTGAGCAATGGCTATCATATCGTTGTATGTTTCTGTACCAGTAATGGCTACACCAGAGGTTACGGGGAATGCTGTACCATCAATAGTAATAGTAGTTGTTACAATATTGCCAACAATAGCTGCTGGATATGCAGTTGCTGTTCCAACAGCCAGACCACCAAGATCTACCGTTTGTGTTCCAGGGGTTCCTGGAGTTGCAGGAGTATATCCATTTGTAACATTGAATTCATTGATGAACTCTTGTGTTAGGTTTTGCATCAAGATAACAGAGTCCGCAATTTTTGCATCCCACAAAGCACGAAGATCATCTAAATCGTCATTTAGGTTAACATTTGCACGAAGGACATATGCTAGGTTGCCCACACCCAGATATTGGTTCAAAGCAAACAGGCCATATTCATTTCGAGCATCACCATGATGCTGGTTACCGGAAGAATCTTCCAAGAAGCGAGGAACGCCGTAGAGTTCTGTACTCTGCGTTAGGGATGTGACGGTACGGATAACGTCATGTTCTTCAGTACCAATAGCAGGCGATACACCATCTGGCTGAAGCTTGGATTCTGCTGTTGCGATAAAAATCAATGGGACCGTTGGCGCTGTTGCTGGGATGAAGAAACTTTCATCTGTAATTGTAACGCTAACACCTGGACTTACCAAAGTTGCCATAACGGGCTCTCCTTACTTGTTAAAATTGTTGTCTCACCGCATTATTGCGGTTCGATAGTATTTATAATATGGTTCCCAAAACCAACAGAATTTATCTATATTAATCGCCGATATCTACATCATCTACCGAGAAAATAAGGTCGTATTCCAATCCCTGACCATTCAAATCTTCCACCATTTCCTGGTGAGTGTTGGATGAAAAGTCAACCGCACCAATTCGCATATAAATGTCCTTAATGTAGTTTTTCTTGACATCCGTTGGGGAGGCAATGTAAATTGGCATCAAAAAATCGAGAGTTGTCATTACCATCCTGCGGTCGGTGCCAGATGGATAGTTGTCGTCAAAACGTATGCCAGTCAATTCAACAGTTGTAATTTTAGTCCAATCCAATACATCGTCGGATGTTTGTATTTGTAGAATTGGGTCAAATAACATCAAAATTTGTTCTAGTAGTTGGTGCATCTGATCTACGTTGCTGGTGAAGATGGCCAACTCCATGGAAGCACGATATGGAACAGGCATTAGTTGGTGGGCCACTGATATATCATTTGGATATAACCCACCAGTTGGCAAATATGTGTTTCTGCGAGTACCGTTTACGCCTTTACGCAGATCTGGTGCAAGTTCAATGTTTCCGAGGTTTGCACCAAATGCTGGAAGTCGTAGTGGTTTGTTTTGAGTATTCTCACCCTTGATATGTGCAACAACTCGATCTTTGTGCCCCAATGCTATTGGAGTCGAAATCAGGCGTTCTTCTTGTGTTCCACTTTTACCAACCTTGACTTTCATTCCAGCAAAGATAGCCATGAACTGGACGATGTATCGTCTCAGCTGATGATCATAATAGTACGTATCTAAACCTGACATGATTAATCCTTAGTATCGTTTGTGACGTGTGTGTTTGACACACGTGTTGGGGAGGATATAAACTCCTGTAGTCTTGGTTTCGCAGGATCAAACTCAGCACGCCGGTCGCTTTCCAAGAAAATCCAACGACCTTTTGCGGCTGAAAATCTATACAAGCGGGGTGGTACGTCTGCGGAAAGACCACTATATGTAAGACGGTGGTAATCACCGTTCGTTGCATCAGCCTCAGCTGGTAGTGCATCTCCTTCTGTAAACGGAGCACCGTTCGGAGGCATGGCATCCTCCACATACAATCCAGTTGAATTTAACCCTATCTTTGTTAAATTACCTAACCCCTGAGTTGCAGCTGCTTGGAGTTCTTCTGGTTCAAATTGGCGAATTGCATCAGACCCTTCTGCACCCCGTTCAGGTAGAATTTCTTTACTTTCATTCTCTACCCACTGAGAAACATCAGAGTAGTCCTGAAAGTTGGGATTGTGGCCATCATCAATATCAAACAGACCAGATGCATCTGCGTCTTTTGATAAATCTCCAATAATATCTTGTGTCTCCTGAGATGCAAACATTGGCATAGCAATTACTCGCAGAAGCGTTGGAGTCCAACCAGGTGTGTATCCTTCTGTGCTCCAACCAACATCTGTAATTTCCAAATACTTTTTAATCTTACGCAACGATGTTGAATATTGAGCTTCACTAGGAAGTTCAATAACATCACCGATCACTAATGGTCGGCCAAGAAGCGCTACACATGCGGAAAAGTTTATTGTGATGTAAAAAGCCTGAGATGGTAATTCGATACCATATCGAGAAAGTTCCGTTTGGGTGTCTAACAGGTCGTAGTGTCCCTTTAGCTGGATAGCTTCTGTATTGTAATCACGATCTCTGTTTTCAAGGAACACTAGATCCTGAATGTTGTCAACGTTTGTGGCAACATAATTATGAAACATTTGAAAAGCTAGAATGGCCCAGAAATCTGTTGCACCTCCATTAAAGTCCAATGGACGGAGTCTCCAATAACGAGAAAGGACTGAACTTTTGAGAAGAATAGTATTAAGACAATCATCATCTGGAAGCATGATGATTGATACTCCATACCAATTAATACCATCATCTGACCGTTCGACTCGAGCTCGAGTTACACGCTTCGATGGGTCGCTGCTTTGCTTAATTGCGATTGCTGTAATGTGTTTTTGGATGCTTGTTTCAATACCATACTGCCTACGACTACCATCAGCAATCTTGATTTCACCGAAATCATATCCAATATAAGCTGACGAAATTACACCTTGTCCTGTTTGGAGAGAGTGCCATTCTGTAACGAATATATCAAAAGCGTTTGCTGCTGGGAACCCTGGAGCCGATCCCCCAGAAATAGCAGCTCCCATTCCGGTAACGTCTACCAACAGTCCTTGTTCGTGAACGCCCAATAATTTATAAACATTGATTTCAGCACCACCAATGGTTAGCGCCTCATTTACATATCTGTCCTGTATGCAGGCATCATTATTATCCGTAAGCTGAAACGGGGTGCATGTGACATCAGCACCTGGGGGACACACCCTACCACTAGGTGTAGTTGTACAAGAGCCACTAGCGGGTTGCTTGGGAACACCATTTTCATCTAGTCCAAAATCTGGGCCAACAACTCCGGTGCATTTGTTGTCATCACAAGCCATTAATACCTCTCTTCTTTTTCTTCATCATTACTACCAACATCTACCCCTTTCTTTAGTAGGGAATGTAGGAGTTTATATACACGTTCCTCAAATTCAGCTGGGTCCATATCATTATCTTCAGCAAATGTGTGAACTTCTGTATCTGTTGGGTGTTCGTTATCCATAAAGAACTTAATCAATTCTGTCTGCTTCACTTTTTCTTCGTTCTCTACCCAACCGCCTCTCGAGCTCCAGTCGTTTCCGTTGTCCCACCCCGGCAGCCCAGAAAAGCCGCCCCGCTCTCGTAAAATTTGTATCAATTTCATCGTCTTTATCCTATCACAAACTGTGTCAGTTGGCCGTAGTCTTCGGGTTTTTCAGCAATGTAATCTTCAAGCTGTTGAATTAATTCCGCTCGATCCATATCAGCCCGATTGATTAATTCAGATGCATTAAGTGCAACACCACCACCCGCACCTGGCAAAGATGCATACTTGCCTCGAATTTCAGCGAGCATCAGACGGGCCTCACTCAACGCCCATTTTTCAATCCAGGCCTTCGAGAAACGGTGAGTCATTAACTGTTGTTCTGTGCGTTCAAGCGAAGCCTCGACGAGAACTCTTTCATGAATATAAAAGGACTTATATATGTCTAGTCTGCGAGTTGGCTCGTTCCAATAGTAAGTCAAACGAGTAGCAAATAGCTGCTCTAGCTGCTCAATATAATCAGCGATCAAGTGGTAACTTGCAAGGTCGAATGAACCTGCATTGTATAACTCTTGAAGTACTACTTGTGCATAAACACCAGCACCAGTTGCGGTACTCAAGAATGCAGAGTTGAAACGGTAAAGTCCTAATACATTTACAACTTTATTGAAGCCAACTGTTTTATCTGTGAGGAAGTAATTACTAACACCTGGCTGAACATCGAGGAAGAAGAAGCACCGTTCGTATGCGGTTCCTGCTCTTTTACGATACGCTTCTAGTGCTGCTTCGATTGCGGTGTCCATTTGGTAATCTGTAAGTTCAACTTCAACTACAGGCCAACCAAGCTGCGCTCTCATACTATATGCAAGCTCGCGCCTCTCATCAGAAGTTCCATCATCACCAACACCGATTTCACCATATGATGGTTGACCTGAGACGCCATCTGTTCCATCTGATGTAGAGGCTTGTTGTGTTGAGGTCCCAATAGCAGCTAATAGTCCAGGTTCAACACCATCATTCACTCGAATCTTTGAGGACGTTCCACTGGAAGAACTCATGAAGAGTAGGTTACCCCGAGGACTCAAATAAACTACGGCATCGGCCTGGGTTGCAATATATGCTGTTCCATCCCACTTGTACAATATGTTGTCGGAAGTATTGAAGTACACCGAACCAATTGCTGGCGTCAATGGCATAGTAGTGAATGATGTTGAAATCCATGTAACACCGTTCCACGTAAACAATCCATTCGATGTTGTATCAAACCAATATGTTCCAGATGGAAGTACTGTTGGATCAGTTGCAGAATCTACAGGATTAAATGAACTCCACGCTACACCTGTCCACTTCTGCCACGTTAGAGTTGTTGTATTAAACCATACTTGATCGACCACTGGAGTAGTTGGGTCGGTTGCAAAATTAATGAACGTAACTTGCTGCCACGAATTGCCCAACCAACGACTAAGCGTATTATCTGTTGGATTGTACCAGACATCTTCTTCGTTTAGTACTGGTGGTAGTGCTGGATCGATTGTAGATTGGGTAAAGGCAGCTACTGCTACCCATGTATTCGTTGTTACATCCCATGCGGAGAGAACATCTGTGGTGGAATTCCACCACAGGTCACACGTTTGGGTGTTAGTAGGATCGTCAGGCCACACAAGAACCGAAACTGCATTCCACGTTGTTGTGCCAAGATCATATTGGAATAATTCTTCAGTTGAAGGAACAAACCAATATGCATCGTTTGCTGGAGTTGTTGGCTCAATTTCCTGTTCAAATAGAGGTGGAGCAGTTGTTGGCGAGGCAACGATTGTCCAGGCGGCACCGTCCCACGTTGAAAGAGTGCTTGTAGTATCATCCAACCAGTGTGTACCTACTGCGAGCGTGTTTGGAGCAGTATCCCAAACAATAGCAAATGTTTCATTCCATTTCTGGTTTTCAACACTCCACTCATTTAAGATTCCATTTGCAACATCATACCAATACGAACCGCAAGGTAATTCAGGCGCACAAGATGGATCTTTAATTTGGTTATGCGTGATAAGTTCACACCAAGTTGTACCATTCCAGTTGTATGAGTTGGTTCCATTAAACCAATAATCACTACAATCAAGAACCGTCGGATCCTTGTGATACGAAACGATAGTTTGTGCAACCCATGCCCCTAGAACTCGAAGGTATAAAATATCATTTACTGTGTCAAACCAGTACGTGCCATCCACAACAACAGATGGATCTGTTGGCTCTACCAATACGGACAGCTCTACGTGCTCTGCACCATCCCACTGAAATAACTTTTCATTAATAGCATCCCAATAAAGAATACCAGTATTTGGAGGTACTGGAGATGTTATAGGGTTGGTCATGAGAGCAAATTGGTTGTTAATTGCCTCAACTAAATCATCATATGTTTGTGCATCAATACCATCAATAAAGATGCGATGTAGGAAAATATCCTTGTCACAATTTGCGCAGCGGATCGTATCATTAAGAGTTTGTGCACCATAGAAACTTACGTTACTTACTGCTGGTATTGTTGGAGGGAAGTCTGGGTTTGCAAATCCAGACTCCTGGAGAACAGCTAACTCAATAACACTACCATCAAGCATTACTTCTAATGAATACCCTACACCAGGAACCAGTCCTGTTGCATCAGTTCCCAATACTCCATTGCCACTATTCAAATCAAAAACTTGGGTGCCAGAAGTATCAGGGGTGTCTGGGTTACCATAATCCAGCGAATATGCGTGATTACCTTTTGTGTGATAGCGATGTTGGCAATCAACAGCATATCCAGCAACATAGTATGCCGTGTTGTCTGTTAGTCCTGAAATGTCAAAGAACGCTGTGTTGGTATCTTCATAGAATGCACCAATAACAAGCGCTGTACCGATTCGATCACCAGCATGCAAGTTTCGATCACCAGTTGGATCTGCCGTATAAACAGTTCCATTTATTGGAGCCGTTGAAAGAGATGCAGGGACACTATCGATTGTTACTACATATCCACAATAGCGTCCCTTACCATCACAACCTTGTGCTGGAACGGGAATATTCCAAGAAATGCGAGCAGTGGTTGGCCCGGTTTTCTCAAAATTTAATGCTATGGTTTTGCCTTCAATATCCAACTGAAATGATGCATCAGCTGGTGGATTAAATGTACCCATTAAGAACACTCCTATACGATTTATGGTATTTATGATGTTGTAAAAGAAAAGGCCGCATAAGCGACCTTTTGTATATCACCGGAATCGGGGCAAAAATTATGTTGATGTTCGGTCGTTTCCAGGGACACGCTGAGCAACTTTAGCAATCAGATGTAGTCGATCGGCCTTGCTCATTTGAGTTGGTTTCTTGCTGCCCAGTGCTTGGCGGCGTAGGCGACCATAGTTATTGAGAATATTTCGAGCAACTTTCACATCATCTGCGGTAGTCTGCATCGTCAGATCACGGACTGCTTTCTTACCATCGTTAACCATTTTTGTAATCATGTCCATTGCCTGTTCAGGACCAACTTTTTTAGCTGCCTGAATGATGGCATCAACAACATGATGATTGAACATATTTACAAAACGTGGACCCTTTCCACCCTTTTCAGAGGAAGCGAAGTATGTACTTAGGGAATCTTTAATGTCTCCCTCGATGCTGGAGAGTAATTTGTTATATCCTGACTTATCATCGTCTTTGTATTGATTTGGGTTTTCTGCAAGACGTTGACGGGCAACTTCTTCAACTATGTTCAGCGCTTCAATCAAGTCTAGTTCACTATAAGCACCACCTCCCTTCTTTACCCGCTCTTCAAACTTGTCTTCGCCGGATAATGTGGTGAGGGCACGCATTACCTGCTTGACTTTGTTGCGTAGAGAGTCGTTACCAATTGCATCTGCCTCTTCGGCTTCGAGTACCAAGTAACCTTTAAATGTAGATGTGAACATAGTGATTCCTTTAATAAATGGTTCTCTTCTATTTATAGAGAGGTGGTGTTTTTACTCAGTTTCTTCTTGTGCATTTCGCATCAACCAGTTCAATAAGCGCGCTCCATTCCAGAACGCAGCATATTCGCTGTCCGGATCAATATCTTTAACATCATTGAAGTTGATGTTTATTGGAGTGGGTTCGTCCAGATTTTCATATAACCAAGCTACACTGAGCTTTTCTTTCGGTTTTAAAGAGATATATTCTTTTGACTCTTTGCACGTTCCGACTGGTAATTTGCAGTATTTACGGATAGTGTAAAGGGCTGTTCGCTTTGGTGTCTTTTCAACCGCTTCATACAGCTTAGTCTTTGATTGGATGTATTCTTTGAACGTCAGTTGTGGCATATCAAATAAATCCTTTAATAGTTCAAATATTTATTCATTTGGTTCTTTTGTATTAGGGTTTTGTGTGTTGCGAACAATCTTTCACAAAACGATACATCCCACAATCCCACACCCGCCAATATCCTGCTCGTTCCATATTGTGGTATTCGGTTTCGTTGGCATCGTAGTCAGGCAACGTATGTTTTAGTATATCTTTTCGGTAATTCCAACGATGTTTGCGAATGCCGTTTATTATATAATGATATCCAGGAGAGCTGATATTCTCCAAATCAAAACCCAACACCCTATACATATTTCCCACACTCCATCGACGATCTGCATAACTTATTATCTTTTTAGGAGTGTATTCTTTTTCAAACTGGTTTAATATTTTAGATGCAATTCCAGGAATTCGGTATTTTATAGATGTTGCAAATCTGCTCAGTTCCCATACATTGTCACACGATGCTCTGTTCTTATATCCGAGAGCAACTCGCGGTTTTGTAAACGTCATTACAGCAACCAGTTCATCTTCATAATATGCACCATAACAAACTTTTGCGTTATCGTTACCCTGTATATGATTCATATTTAAGAAGTCTCGTTTGTTTTTTGAATGTATAGCTTGGATTGTACATTTTCTTCCATGAATCCGCGTTGATTGGTTGTGTTGTAGATAATGTTGTAGTTTTTTGTGCACTATTTGAAATTTATTGCTATTCAATTCATCCTCGAAAATAATGTAATACTCTACATTATTCTTTGCAAATGCTGTGGCCGCAGCACTGGCAGTTTTTTGATTTGCGAACTTCTTTCCGATTGGTATTAAAACTATTGCTGTGTTCGTTTCAGGAAGATATGTAGTTGTTGAGATTCCACACACCTTTTTAAAATGGTGCCCAGTTGGAAACATCCTCTGCAATTTAGCAATATTGTGCTTCAATACGTCATCATCAGAAATATATTGAAGGAAGATGTGCGGGATGGTGTCTTTTAGTCGGTCACGAGATCCAACATTCTCTCTCCATCCCATCATTTGTAAATTAGTCTTGTCAGCACACACCTCGGGTGGAATTTTGTGTTCAAAGCAAAAACGAATAGGAACAATGTGGTCGAGATGATAAGCGCCTTCGGTTCCTGCCTTACCTCTCTTTAGATTATTAGGGTTTATCTCTTTCTTATTTTTCTTGTATACTTTTCTTGTTAGAGAGTTGACTTTCATTTTATAAATCTGCCACTCTGACGCCGTTTCCTGCCATTCTTGAGATTTTTCTTTGGACCATTTTGTTGCTTGTTTAATTCTTTTGATTGGGCCACACACTCCACATTCTACGTTCGATTGTAGTAGGTTTAGTGGTGTTACTAGAAACTCATGCCCGCAATTTTCATTTCGAACAAGTATTTTTTCTTCTTTTAATGTTTTTGAATAATCTAACCGAAGGCGACCATCATATTCAGAGGATAGAATAGTTATCCCTCTCTGTTTCAATCGATCTATTTTGTCTTCTCT